CCTGAGCTGCAGCCTATGGATAGCTTTGATCTGGACTTCTATCTCAAGAATAAAACCAGGATCAGAGCTAGGAGTATCAAGCAGAGCCACCGTGGAACTATCAATCCTAAGACTGCCAAACGTCCCGGACTGATCGTCTGTGATGATATCGATAAAGAAGAGAACATGGGTAACCAGTCCATCGGTAGGAGACGCATGGAGAAGATCACCCAGGAGCTTGCCGGAGCACTCTCACCTGAGGGAAACGGCAAGATAATCTGGCTCGGGAACCTGGTACATCCCAACTATGCGATCTGCCAGTTTCAAGAGCTCATATTAAGCGAAATGCGGGCCGATAATCCTGATTTCGCCTCAGGGTACCAGTCAGTCCTGAAAACGCACCAAAAAACGATTTTACGCTTCTCTCTCGAAGATCAGCAGGGCAAGTCCACCTGGGAGGATCAATACCCCACTGCCACTTTGCCAAACTTACGAGCTAAGTTCGGGATGACTGGTTATCAAAGAGAAATGCTGGGACAGCCGGTAATCGAAGGTAACATCTTCAAGAACCACTGGTTTACCAAGTATAGATCTCTACCTGAGCCAGCCCAGATGAAGCGGGTCTGGCTCTATGCCGATCCTGCCTGGGGAGAGAAGGGCTGTTACAAAGCCATCATCTCCATTGGCTATGATGGTAATCGCTTCTACGTAATCCATGTCTGGATACGGCAGACTGAGAACACCAAGTTCTTCAGATACTACTATGATGCCTACCAAGAGCTTGATCGCACTTACAGAGTGAAAGCCAGAGCAGCCTGTGAAACAACCTACGGACAGGCTCGTATCCTGGCGGACTTCGACAGGTGGGCACAAGACAACCATCTCCCACCCATCAGCCACCGCATTAAGCGCATAGATAACAAAGATAATAAGAACCTCCGCATCGAGAGAACTGAGACTATCATCGAGACAGCCAAGGTGCTTTTCCCGGAGGGACAGGATACACCCACTTTGATCTCCCAGTTCCTTACTTATCCTGATGGCTATATCGATGGCTGTGATGCATTGGCTGGCTGCCTGGAGCGCTTCTCCGAATATGATATTGGCAGAAACAGAGTAAAAGTTAGGAGATTCAGCTTCTGATGAACTACTACGATAATCTGATGCTGGAATATTACCGGGTCCTGAATAATGCCTGGAAAACAGAGATCAGGGATGCCGCCAGGCTTGCTATCCAGATGCTGAGTGATATGCCGAGAGCAGAAAAACTCAACCAGAGCTCAATAGATAAGCTTATGGGCATCATCAATACCCAGTTGGGAGATGACTTCGCAGCCCTGGTCAATGAGCCCACCAAGGCGATAATAGACCGCTGTGTGCGGCTCGGACTTAAGGACACCCAGGTACAAGCACCTACCAAGACCAGCATCGGACTCTGGGGTATTGAAGACCAACACTTATCTTCCACCATTCAGAAGCAGCAGTTGTTCTGGATCGGCAATCACTTTGAAGCTGATGTCAGACAAAACTTCGCAGATACACTCTCTAAAGCCATCGAGCAGGGTTACACCAAAGAGATGCTGGCAGATACCCTCAAAGATCAGTTCAATGACCTCGCCAACAGATCATCCCACTACTGGCAGGGGCTGGCAGAGCATACTGCACTCAGAATCAGAGAGTTCGGAAGGTTACAAGGTTATAAGAAAGCGAAAGCCAAATACTACAAGCTCGTGGTTATCCTGGATGACCGTACCAGTGACATCTGCCGGGCACTGGCTGCACAAGACAAGATATACCCTCTAAACGATGCAATCGAGGTAATGGATAATCTCATGGCTTTGGATACCAAGTCCAACAGTTTGGATGATGCCCGGGAATACATCAAAGCACTGGCTCCCTGGATCAAAAACGATCAGATCGAATACGACTCAGAGATGAACCCTGTAGGTGTCTCCGGAGCACATACTCCATATCCTCCTTTTCATTGGAAATGCAGGACGAGTACTATAATATACTAAAATAATACCTACTCTAACACAAAGGAATCATAACGAATTCGCATATTGTTTTTTAAGAATACTCTCCTTGTGATGAAATCGAGGATTTCACGATAATGGAGTTGAACCTCCTCATTATCCATGATCCGAATTTTTGATGCTTTTCTCCCCAACGAGTTAAATGATGTTCCCATATCTAAACCACTGGTGCTTGATATCCACCAACGATCATGAATAGGTGACTCATGTTTATCTCCGTAATCCATAAGGTATACTGTTGCGGGGATAGGGTCATCCGAGCTATTATCTCTCCATCCTTCTATATACTTGTTTTTAATATCAGTACCTGGATTACTAGCTACACTAGTAATAATCATCACGTTCAATTCAGGCTTAATTGCTTTAATAAACATCAAAATATCCAAATCTTTTACTGAGAAGTACTGGTCGCAAAGGAATAAATACTCATCGCAGGAATCAGTTATCCATTTTTTGATAAAGCTAATCGCCTTCTCCCTTTGATCAATTTCCACGAACAATATGGTGTCGCTTACTACAGTTGAGGGAGGTCGTACAAACTGGTTGAATGAGCCACTAGTGACCTGTGTCGTTAACTGTAAAATCATATCGAAAGTTGATAACATATAATTAAATAATGGTCTAAGTACCATCTTAGCTTGTTGTGTAGCTCTATTTTTTACAACTAGATTCTCAATAACACATGCGAAAATTGGATACGATTCAGATATTCCATATTTTGCAGCTTCTGTTATCTCTGAAGAGACGTAGTCTTGATTAGCACAAGCAGCAACATTATTCGAATTTAGTGATGCTAAGTACTGCCATGATGCTTCTGCAATGAGCTTGTATGAATTCCCATATTGATTCTGTTCAACTGGATTTTTGAATAACTCTTTTTTGATTTCAAGTACATTAAGCTGCCTCTTCAGATCATTTCTAATAATGCTCCTAGCTGGATCATCGTCAAGCATGGATGCGAAACTAGCGGCTAATTCTTGATCAAGATTATACGCAAAATCTATTAGCTCTTTCCTTGTTCCTTTATGGTCTGAATCATCGTCCGTGGCAATCAGTTGCCATGCTTTTTTAACGAGTTCCTTAGATATCTGTTTATTGGCATCAGATACGTATCTTGCTAGGATAAACAAATGTTCGGCTTTTTCAAAATCAATTGGCAGTTTATTAATCTCATCTTCAATTTCGTTGATAGGAAGTACATTCTGATCAGACACTTTCCGAGTCATCAGACCATAAATGACACTAAGGACGTAACATCTATCTGCAAGATTTGGTATATCTTTTGCCTGGCCAACTAGTTTTTTCCAAGCTGATGCATCCTTTGCCTTGAACATCCTAAATAACTGCGCTTTACATATCAATAAAAAACCATCGTGCGTTATTCCATCTTTCCAGGGAAGTGATTTCTCAATTATTGTATTTAAACGATTCTCCACCTCGGTTTTTTGAAGACGATCTATATAATGGTCTGAATTACGCTCGTTGTATACATAGATATCTGCAATGTTTGATATCACATCATAAAGCACATGATCGGTTTGTATTAGCTCGAGTAACCTAAGCACATCGTCAATTTGTTGGTATGTAATCTTTTTAAAGTGGTTTTTGGGTCGCTCAATTGGATCTAGTAGAGAAACTTTAGATAGGATGCAACGTATGGTATTACATGCAGCTTTTTCTTTTATATCCAAAGGTAATTTGGCAAGTTCGGTTAATGCAGTTGTACTATGGTAAAGATACATAGCGGGTGTTGCTTCATAGAGCACGGCATATCGTAACCCTTGATTATCATAGTGTTTACTAACTTTTGCTTGTAAATGATCAACACAAATTGTATCAGAGATATCTCTTCGATTGGCAAAATATGATCTAATTGAAAGATCACTCAGTAAACGGACCTGCATCACAATTGAAGGAAATTGGTTGATTCTGTTGATAATGCCATGCAGATCATCCCTTGTATCTTCTTTCTGATCCAGTAACCCGATGAAAGCTCTTATTGCAAGGAGCATAGTATAGATATTAGTCTCCGCTAATGAATATGAGTTGATAACGCAACTCTCCCTCTCTTGCTTCGTTTTTTCAAGAAACCCTATAGATAATGCTTTGTCAATCTCTGCCAAGCTGCCAACAATCATATACCCCATGTCAATTTTAAACCAGGAATTATCTATGGATGACCAAAGTTTTGTTATGTTATCTATTATTTCATTCAGTGGTAGTATCTTATCGTCATGAAAACGATTCTGATATCTTGCTAACAGACAAAATGCGTTACATCTTCTATAATCATTTTTAAAATCAGGCACAGATTTAACGATTTTAGAGAGGTGATGGAAACTTGTCGGCTCTATTCCATTATAAATCGTATTTTCAAGGATATAAAGTATCAAATCTTCTTTGATAGGTGTATCGGATATTGAGTCCAAAATATCAAGGTGTTGCGCAGTAAGTCCAGCAACTCCTTTATGATCTATGTAGGATCTGATAACTAGATCTGCAGAGCAGTCCTTTCTATGCTTTGTATTCATTTTTTGAATAATGCTAAGAGAAAGGTCTAAATCATATAAACACAGAATACCGAGTGTGTTCTTAATAGCATCAAAATGATCTGCCAAGGATTCAAATAGAACATCAACGACAGAATTGATCTCATCTCGCAGAACGAACTCAAGCTCCTCATCAATTGGACTAGGAGATTTCTTTTTTATAATCGTAAGTGCATGTAATAATCGAGTAAATGTGTTGCACTTCATAATCAAATTGCTTTGCTCTGAGACCTCATAGAAGACTTTAGAAAGCCGATCATATGCATCTTTAGCATCGAATTGAGATCTCCCAATAGCCAACATTATCTGTAACCTCAGATAATCTTCATGAGGTCCGATCTGCTTAAGATTGAGTAGTTGGTGATCAATACTGTTGATTACATACATAACGACGTCTTGTACATCGCTGAATTCTATTGGTGATATTAGTTCATAAAACACTTTTGAGTTAGGAGAATAATCTGTCTTTCTTACAACTAGATCAATCCCGTATCGAGTCACATCAATGGCATCATTACTTCGTCTATTTGCTTTAATCCACTCACAAAGAAATCGAACTTGAATACTAGTATCCGAAATATCCTGAACAGACTTTATAAGATCAGCCGCAGTTTTCTTCTGACTGATTATTTGAAAGCCTTTCGTGATATCTTGTAAGGAGGGATTAGCGATGTGCTTATTAAATAAATCTGAAGTATCTTTCTCTTCAGAGGGATTTCTTCTGAACATCGAAGCTATAGCCAATTTAGCAAAAGCAAAATCTGTTGAATTGGGATCGTTCTCAACGTTTAATGATGATTTGATAAGATTAATCGATAATTCTGGATCGAATGTAGAAATATCCATAGCAATTTCTACAGCTCTATCGCCTAGTATCTTTGTATCCATGTTTGTGATCGTTACTTGTATTCTTTCTATCAATGTAGGATCTAGTGCCTCTCCTTTGGTCACTTTGTGCTTACATATTTGGGCATAGGCCGCTAGCCTATCTTCAATTAACACTGCTCCGTTTGCAATTTCGATTGCTTTACTAGCTTCTCCCAATGACATTAAAGCATCGATTTCAGTTTTCCAAACTTTATCTTCATTTAGACTTGCAACAGCCGCACTTTTGATTGCATAACCAATCATAACTTCAGGTTTTCTAACCCTCAGAGCTGATAATAGCCCTATATCAATATGTTTTTTCAAGTTTATAAGTGAGCTTGCCTTCGATACCACTTGATAAAGAACTTCATCAGATAAGTAAGACAATAAGTCTATGTACTGCTCTTTAACATAGTAAATCTGTGGAAGTGAATCAAGTGATATATCACTATAAGGATTAACTGAAAGATATCCAATCAGTTGGTCATATACCTCATTTTTCAAATATGAGAGTTGATTCTCAACAAACCTTCTGAAAGCATCAGAGATAAATGTTATTACTCCTTGGTTGATTAGAATAAATTTGTGTTGTGTAAATTCCTGGAGAATGAATGCCTCATCAACATCGAATATGCAGGAAATTTGTTGAACAGTATACGGACTACACTCATTAGCAACAAGACAGAGTACCTTTAAGAGATTGACATCTGTGATATTGGCATGATTCCATTCATTTAGTAAGGCTTTCGGCAAATTGTCAGGTAGCTGCATAACAACAGCCTGGGGTGACAATCCGGAGTTTATCATCCGCTTAATACTTGATAAGTAACCAGGATTCCCATTACTAGTCTTAGCAATTTCTGATATGATATCTTGCTCGCTAATGAATTTTGATAGATACTCTTTAGACTCACTTAACGTAAAGCCACTTAGAATATACGTCTTAGTAAAATTACATTTGAAATATTTGCTCAGTTTGCCAGATTCACCGGTAACTATCAGCTTATACAGTGAGAAGTAATTAGATATCGGTAAGTGGTTAATAATCGTCTGGGAGTCATTTATTGAGATTTCATCAAGTCCGTCAATCAGGATAGTAAGGGACTCTCTCCTTTTAATAAGGGTTTTATTAGCTAAAACAAGGATCTCAAGTAGCTCGCCATCTGGAATCTCAATATTATCGAGATTACATTCAACTCCATTTATAAACCCATAAAGTTTAGTGTATAGCAGATAAGTGAAAAATCGAATATCTGAACCCCATCTACAGCTTATATCGAGTTCTATGTGTATTGTATTACTAGAGTATTTTTTATTATACTCCCTTAACAGAGTGGATTTACCGATCCCTTCATCACCTTCAATGAACAGCAGCTTAGTTTCACCTGTAAGGATTTTATTAATAGTACATATAACATTATCCCTATCTATCAGATCGGATTCATCATAGTTTTGCATATTTAAAACGTCAGCTTCCATCGAGTAACCCCTTGTAGGCCAAAATATATTATAAATTGTTACCTAAATCTCGAGTTTAATAAAACCCATTTCCCAAATCCACCATGCTGATTAACAGCCTCAATCCATTCCTGCAGAAAGCGTTTTTTTACTCTATCCTGCTCAGTCTCCTTGCCCTTTGTCTCAATTATACCCATCTCTCCGGTTTTCATCCTAACGATATAGTCAGGTCGATATTTTTTAATCGTACCATTGTAGATGTATAGGATCTCAAAGTTTAGATGGTCGTTCTTAACCCATGCATCAACTTCTGGATTGTGGTCTAAATGAAAAGCTTCAGTTGACTCCCAGGTACTATCTAGAACTACCAAGTTGATGTGAGACTTACGAGCAACTTCGCACTCCTTGCTAGTGTACCAGATTGGCATATCTGCAGTAGAAAGAATAGGTCTTTCTCTATCAAACACAGGCTCATAATACTCGGTATTCGAGTATCTGATCGCATCACCAATATGTTGAATCACTTTGCTCATATTCAGAGTGATAACCAAACGTCGGCGTAGATCACTAAAATTGAATACGGGGGGATCAATTTCGATTTTATCCGAGGCTATAAAATCCTCTACCAATCTCACCAGTTGGGCAAGCAGATACTCCTTGTTTCCCTTCCAGTCTGATGCCATCAAATGGAAGTTATCTCTGGCGATTTCAAACACTATACGCTGAGTTCTGAACTCTGATGATAGTTTTTCCAGATCGATTTCGGTGATCTTAGTTAAGTCAGGCTTCCCATCCAAGATTGGTGCAAGCTCTGCAATCTGTCTCACAGAAAATGCATCCAAGACAAGAGGTTGAACATTGTCCCAATCAAGACTTAGTTCTGGTTTGAAAGCTCTGTCTATGCGGACGATATTTGGCCATGATATACAAAATTCAGCCTTTTCGTCAAGAGGCATGATCATGGTTTTTGGCTTCGGGGGTGGTGGGGGTCCTCCCTCTCCACCTTCGTGTGGCAGGAACGTGAAGGGAACTCCGAAGATATTCACATACTCTGGCTCAAATAGCCCAGTCTCTTGATTTACATCGTAAGTGGTTCGCCTGAGACCACGGCCCACTACTTGTTCGCATAATAACTGGCTACTAAATGCTCTTAAGCCCATGATGTGTGTTACTGTTTTGGCATCCCACCCCTCGGATAGCATGCCAACAGATATCACGTTTTGAATCTGTGATCCAGGCAAGAGATTGCCGTTTTTATCCAGATGCCCCACTGTATCCACCTGTCTGCGAAGCAGCTCTGCCTGCTCCTTCTTGGACAATTTGGGGACGTCTTGGGCATCTTCGTTTTCATCATTATCGGTATCATTGTTAACCATGATCGTAACCACATTCTGTGATTCAGCCAATTTGAGAACATTCGAATCTATGTGCAATATCTTGCTAGTCTCACAGAGCTCATCTATGTGCACTTTCCGGAAGTCAAACGAATGCTTTACCCGCGCTGCAGTTTCTGTTCTGTTGCACACGGTTATCATAACAGGAGGAACAGGCTGGTTTGATGCCTGCCATGCTCTGAGAGTCTCTCGCCAATCAAAACCAAGAAGGTAATAAGCGTTAAGCACTAAGTCTGGAAGTGGGTCATCAGGTTTGGCGGAACGATTTAAGTCAGCTTTGACCTCATCATCGCTGTAAATATGGTAAAGCCTGGATTTATAGGTTTTAGCACTGGGATGAGCATCATCTCTGATCACCACACGTGGAGTCTTAACCAAGCCTGATTCAATTGCATCATTAAGACCGAAATCACTAACGATCCAGCCAAACAGGGTTTCCTCAGAGTTTTTCTTTCCAGAGGGGTAAAAAGGAGTTGCACTGAAATCGTAGCAGCAGAGGATGTTCCTGGCTTTATGGATGCGATCCAGACCCCCGATCCACACTGTAGCTTCATCCGCACTATCTTTCAGGTCTCGTTCGCGGTAATATTTGCCTTCGGCGGTTACGTTGACCCTCCAGGCGTGATGAGCTTCATCATTGATCACCAGCAGGTTGCGTGAATTGGACATCTCACCCAGAACTTCACGGCAATAAGCCTCATCGCTTTTCATTCCGCGTTTGTCAACGGAGCGTTTTTTCTTTATCTGTTCTTCACTTTCACAGGACAAGGTATGCCAATTTTCCACCAAGACTTTGCCTTGTCTCATCTTATCCTGCAGAGATGCTGGGACTATTCTGAACAAGTCGTAATAGTTCCCTTCGCTGCTGGGGATTAGTACTGATAACCGATTCTTAACAGTTAGTCCTGGAGCTACAACGAACACATTCTTAGAGAATCTGCGGTCTTGGGGATTGGTTACCTTGTTTACTACCTGCCAGGCGATGAGCATAGCCATAACTATGGTTTTCCCTGATCCAGTTGCCATCTTGGAGCATAAGCGTTGGAACTCACCGCCATCATTGGGTATCTCAATACCTGTTTTATCAGCAGCGGATGCCTCGGTAAGCCAGATAAGGGTTTCCATTGCCTCCAACTGACAGAAGAACATCCTGCGAGACTCAAACTCCTCAGGATCATACCAATAATCAAGTAAACGCTTGGTTATTCCTGTTACCCCAGGATACCCAGCTTCCCGCCAAGCCTTTATCCTCGGCCTGATTTGGTTTACAAGTGGGATTTCTACAAATATACCAGGATCATCATAGGCTTGAGATCGTTCAGATGCTATTACATATCCTGCAGGTCTTCTGCCATCCGCCAAGTCAAAGGTCCTGGTCCTGGGATCGTATTTCCAGTAGTATTTCGGCTCCTCATAAGGAGAGTTGATAATCAATCTATCAATCGTGGTCTGAGGCATCAGTCTAAACCTTTGATTACCAAGCTTTCAATACCCCGGTCATCAACAATCTTTACAGCTATGCGCTTGTGATCTCCGCATTTGAATGGTAGCGATTTAGTTCCCCGATATTGATCAATGAGGCTAACGTCAATACTTGCCTTCAAGTCTTTTGCTAATTTTGACCAGCCTTCTTTATCCCCTGCTAATGGGAGAAAAACTTGCTTGGGGAATAGACTTCTACCATCGTAGTCTGTATCGAGCATCCACATAGCTATCTTGTCTTTCCCGCCGGATTCGATCTGACCTGTTCGAGTGTTGTAGTAATCAAAACCCTGGACTTTGACAAGGTAGTTACCATCATTGCCTTTCTCGACAATGATTTCCGGTTGCCCTATTAACCAAAAAGAGTCATTGGACGCTCTCTTTTTCTTTAAGTCCTCGGTCAGTAGATCAGCATTCATCTGCACGCGAAGTAATTTAACCCCAGGCCAATTCGTCTCATCGATGTCCTTGGAAGCCTCCGGATCAAATTGGAAGGCTGCGAAGATCAGTATCTTTGGCTTGGGCACCAAGCTTTGAGCCTCCTCAAGAGCCAAAGCAACTTGACGCTGCTCCAACGGCATAAACTCTGATGCGAAGGATACAGCCACCCTTTCTGGAGTGAGTTTATCGGATTCTGTAATGGTCTCTGCTATCGCATGAAGCCAGCGGTAACCTGGAATAACTTCTATCCTGGAGAACCTTATGTACTGATTGTTTTTCCCTCGAACCCCTGTTTTTAACAGCTCATCTCGCCATTCCGATTGTCGCAACGTCTCTCCTGACCTGGCAATGCTTTCATCCGCAACAGGCTCTGAGCCGTTAACAATCTCATCAATGCTTTTTACCGCAGGTGCAGGGACAGCCTCAACTGTGAAGGGGCCTGTAACACGACTCTTTGAATGATCAACTCTGGGTTTATCATAAAGAGTAATGGTTTCAGGAGATTCATCTCTAGCTAATGTCTCGAGCTTGATTCTGTCTTGAGTTTTGTAGATGAACCCACTTGCAATACCTTCAGCAGGATGGGATAGTTCATAAAAATCAAACATAGAAGTCATAAGTCGTATTTTGGCAAGAGTGATTGAAACCCTTGAAGTATCACAGGTTATCCATCTACGACCCCATTGTTCTGCTACATAAGCAGTGGTTCCGCTTCCACATGTGATATCCAACACCAAATCACCGGGATCTGATGATAAAAGGATGCACCTTTGTACAGGTAACTCGTCTGTTTGAACCGCGTATATTGGGTTTTGCTCTGCTAATGTATCATCCCACAGATTGTTAAGTAGTTGATATGGGAAATCTGTGAAATATATCTTGTATGGCCTTGATTGACTTCCAGGAACCAGTCTATTCAACCTCAATAAGTTTTGCATTCCTTTTGCATCAGCTTTCCATTCATGCCCAACTGGGGGTTTTAGCTTATACTGCCCTATGTCAATAGTATCGGTATTTGTCGGGGAACTAGACTTTTTGGAAGCAGAATGTGTCCTGAAAACCCTACTCAGGTCAAGACTTGGATTAAGGACATCCTCTTCTGTCAGTTTTCTGGTTCCATTTTCGTCATCGTAGAATCTGTACTCACCTCGTAGTTGCTGGAACCTATCAATTGGAACGTAAAGGGGATTAACCTTAACATTATTAATGTCCTTGGCGTACCAGACGATATAGTCAAATAGCTCAAATAGTCCTTTGCCAAAACGAGATAGAAATGAAGCTCGCTTCTTGAAGGGAATAATGTTTACGCAGTTCTCATACCCGAAGATTTCATCAAGGATATTCTTTACGAAATGAAGATTGTCATCGTTAATTTGAATGAAGATGCTACCTGAGTTGTCTAACAACTTCCTAGCTAAGCTTACCCTATCCCTTAAATAGGTTAAATATGAGTGAATTCCTAACTCCCATGTATCACGAAAAGCCCTAATTGTTTCTGGCTCTATTGTCATGTCTTCATCTTTGTCTTCGACCTTGTTCTTATTCGTAAACGGCTGGAAGTTTGATCCATATTTGATGCCATAGGGAGGGTCCAAATAAATTGTTTGAACCTTACCGCTCATCCCTTCTTTTTCCAGCAATGAGTTCATCACCAGTAGCGAGTCGCCTGCGATTAATCGGTTCGACCAATTATGTTTATGCTTGTAAAACTGGATTGCTTCTCGAATAGGTGGGTTCTCTTCTGGTTTACTGAAAAGGGATATCTCCATCTGGTCGTTTGTATCATTCTCCCTTTTTCTTACTGCTTCAATGATCGTGAGTGGATCAATACGTTCATGCACATGAAGTGAAACAGTAGGAACCTCAAAACTGAGATGTTCAGCTTTTCCAGCCCATTGTAATTGAGGGTCTATATGGGGATCGTAGCTGTATGTTTTCTGCTCTCCGTCAGGGTCTGTATCGGGATCGACCATGCCAACCGGAGGGTTATTCAAGCGCTCTTCTTTTGTGTGCAGATAAGCTTCGATGGGACTCGGAGCATCTTTTTTCTTCGACATCTTTCATTCCTTTGAACGAATCTATCCACCGTCCAACTTTATTATTCAAGCTATCTTTGGAGCTCATCTTATCGAAGATTAGCCCCAAACTCCAATAGAACATCAGATTTACATTTTTCTGATTTTTACAATCTTATAGCAAACGTCAAATCTGTCAACCAAAAATCTGTCGCATCCTTGCTCATCCTGATTTGTCAGCGGACAGGATAGTGCTTTCCTGGCTCCGGATCAATAATCACATCTGGAACAAGGAGATAGCATGACCGAAGCGTTGATGAACAGAATCAAAGCTCAGTTAGTCAGACATGAGAGTCTGCGGTTGAAGCCATACCGCTGTACAGCAGGTAAACTGACCATCGGATATGGCCGCAACCTGGATGACAAAGGTATATCCAAGTCAGAAGCTTACGAACTGCTAGCCAATGACATTCGTAGCTGTGGAGAGCAGCTCATCGACGAGATTCCTGAGATATATAGTGGTTTGGATGAAGTTCGCAAGTCTGTACTGCTCAATATGTGCTTCAACCTGGGTATTGGTGGGCTGCTTGAATTCAAAAACACATTAGCGTTTGTAGCTGCCGGAGACTGGGAACGGGCTGCCAATGGCATGCTGGCTTCCAAGTGGGCGAAACAGGTTGGTCACAGAGCGATTGAGCTTTCAGAACTGATGAGGAAAGGCAAGTGATACCGATCCCGGTCGAGATTGATGCCATGCTGGCTATACTCAATCTCCCCAAAGAGATGGGTGATAACGGCATCTTCAAAGAGCATCGTATTCTGGTTCTGGAGACGGTTCGGTCTGTTGTGTTATCGGAACACTATACTCGGGCAATCCAGGAAGACATGCCGGAGGATGACCCTCTGCTGATCTCTTTTCGTTTTGGGTTCTGCTTCCTGATGCTGCATAGTACCTGCGAGTTTCTCAATTTGAAGACTCTAGGCGAGGGAATCGTCAAGACCGTAGGATTAGACCAGTCTGCTACCGAACTTCTCACAGGGAGCGAAATTGACGCATTCAAAGCCAACCTTGAGCTAAGAGCGCTAACCGGGCTTCGAGACTATCTCAATCTGCAAGGTCAGAATCGCCTGGATGAGCTGAAACCCAGACCACCGAAGGTGATCAGGGTGGGAGTGGTCTGATGCCTGATAGATATAACACTCCGGATGAACTGATGCGGGAGATCTACTTGGCTATCTATGCTGCCTTGGAGAGCCGTCTGCATCTGATCGGTTCTGTGATCGATGCCGAGTCCCGCAAGGAGATATTGGCACAGCAGATCTATGACAAGGGTGACTTCTATGGCAATACCGGCTATCTGTTGCAGACTACCGATACTGCCATGATCTTGAGAGTTGGCTCGAATGTAAAACACGAGCATTTCGTTTTGGGCGGCAAAGTGCCTTCCTGGACTCCGATCGCTCCCCTTATCGCTTGGGTCGAACGTAAGCACCTGTCTTGGACTGATAAAGAGACAGGGAAGCTACTGACCGTAGCTGAGATCGCTTATCTCATCCGGGGCAAGATCAAGCGGGAAGGCATAGCTGCCCGTAATGTATTCGCTACTGTCATAGCTAACCGGGAGCAGTGGATATATCAACAATTGAATTCAATCGAGGTAAGTCTATGACCGCACATGAGAAGTTTATCGCAGACCGTAATCGAATAGTCGATGCCCTGAAGTTTTCCGATATCCCCACCATCCAGTTCAACAAGGATGCAATACCCAAGCAGTTACCCTGCGCTATTGTAATCTTGGATTCAGAGACAGGCAAGAATGGCACTTCCAGACAGTATGTGAGTACAGACCTGGCATGGACAGTATTCCTAATCGTCAATGCGCAGAACGTGGATGATCCTGATAATGACTTACACCTGCTCAAAGAGAAGTTCCGAGCCATATATCTCAAACTGATGAACCGGGACTTGCCCAGTATCGAGTATTACACCAGCCGCATAGATGGCACACGTTTGGTACGGATAGCCAAGATCGACCTGCTGAAAAGCGGAACCGGAGCGGGTTCATGAGAGTGATGCGATTAGGTGCTTATAACCTGGCTATCAGTTCTGCATCTGATCTCCTGGAGACCAAGTACAAACCTGATCCGATTGACTTATCTAAGTGCACCCAGATCGGTAAGCAACTGATCTCCAAAGCTTCCGAGACCAAGAAAGTGGTTTCTCAACCCTACTCAATGAGCAATCTGCTCAATCTCCTGGATACCGACGAGTACCACTGCGGCTGTATCGATGCTTTGACCATGGCTACTATCATGCAGTTCGAATGCAAGAACAGCCAGGTCAAATCCTGGATGGAAGCTGCCGAGTTTCCTGCTTGTGAAGACCAGACCACTATCTTAGGCGAGCTGATGAAGTTCTATCTCGCCTGTGGTAACGGCTTCCTGATCAAGATGCGGAATGCCCAAGGCCAATGGATGGGACTGGAACGCATGCTGCCCTCGGAAGTGCAGATCGTGGAGAACTATGATGAGTTCGGTTTCTTCAAACCCAACTATATCCAAGTGAAGAACAACCAGAAGAAGGACTTCGCCTACGAGGACATCATTCACGTGAAGAAGTCCACTCACCGCTCCAACGCTTGGGGTCTGGCTTGCCTGCCCATTGCCATCAACATCGAGATCTTGGGTGAGATCAAGACCTTCGACTATAACAACTTCAAGAACGGCCTGATGATCGACTATTTCGTGATCGTGGAGGGTGGCACTCTACGTGATGGCACAGTTACCGATGAGCAAGGCAATGAAGTGTTGACCGATGCCTATACCGAGATAGAGAAGGCCCTCACCGAGGTCAAAGGCAATGCCAAGAGCCACTCTACAGTCCTGATCGAGAGTGAGAGCCGGGACGTGAAGATACGTCTCGAACCACTCCGTCAGCAAGACCGGGAAGGTGGCTTCCTGGGACTCAAGAAAGACCTCAGAGAAGGTATCCTTGCCTATCATAGAGTACCTGCCAGGATCGTCTCACAGCTTATCCCAGGGCAGCTTGGTGGTGATAACAGTAGCGATATGCGGATGTTCTACCAGTTCGTGGTCAGACCGCTGCAGAACCGCCTGGCACTGGCTCTGGCAAACGAGTTTAACTTTGATTTCGGCTGGAATGTGAAGCCTGAGGACTTCAACTTCGGTAACCTGACCGAGGTGCTGCAGACTGCTGATGAACAGCTTTTCATGCAGAGTCGTAACTTCGGAGCGCAATAACTATGTATAACTATTCAACTGACAATCAACTAAACAACAATACAAAAGGAGGTAGCGTGAATCGTAAACGCACCATTCTCAAGGGAGAACTCCGTAATGTGGAAGTCGAGCTGGTCTCGCTTCTCTTCGATGAGATGACTCCCGCCAATCAGAAGGGCTTTGTGGTCAAGAATACTGTAGGCTCTTCTGGCAGAAGCTATGAACACAAGATCAGCTCCACCAAGTTCAAGAGTGAAACGAGTGGCACTCAAGGACGGCTTTATGTCACTCTGATGGAGCCCAACATCCACGACTCGCAGGGAGACTATTACAACCGGGATGAGATACAGAAAGCCTGTGACCACTTCGCCAAGCATGGCCTGGTGGGCAAATGTGACGTCAATCACAACATGCAGCCGGTGCCTGAGTTCACCGTAGTCGAGAACTACATCCTCAAGACCAGTGACCGGGAACACTTCCCCGATACCAAGGTGGGAGCCTGGGTACAGGTCTTGAAGTGTGAAGATCTCAACTCTGAGCTCTGGCAGAAGGTAGAGAAAGGCGAGTTCAATGGTGTCTCCATCTACGGACGAGCCGATGACTACCGCAGTGCGGAAGCGAGCCTGACCGAGATCAAGAACGAGCTCAACAACCTGCGTAAGGTAGCAGAGCATAACAACAACTCCGAGTTGCAGAAGGAAATTGGTAACATCACCGATCGCATTACCGAACTCGAAAAAAGCAGTGGATCAGTGTTGGTCTCTGATGCGGTAAAGAGCATCGAGAAGAGCCTGAAAGACCTATCTGTGAATATGTCTCGTGCGATCTCCAAGTCCATACCGGGTGAGCCAGACAACAATCAGCAGACTACTGATCGTGAAGTCAGCATCGATGGCAATAAGATCATGGTCAAGGCCAGCCACCGTGAGATCTACAAGGGTATCTCCGACGTGGACTCCGGCAAGGCCATGAACATCCTGACCGCCAATACCACTTCGCTCTTCATTGACGAAGTGATCGGCAGCCAGCCTGGTGATACGCTTTCGGATATTTCGGTGCTACCACTGCTGAAGGACGAGAAGATCGATGTCGGTCTGATCGATGACCTGGTCTTCAAGAATTCCCTAGATGGCGCTCTGACGGCTCAGAATGTGAGTACTGCAGACCTCTCCGTTCCCACCGGGATACTCAATGCCGAGTTCACCTTAGGGAGAGATGTGGTCGAGTTCTACAAGGACAAGTACGGTGAAGATGCCTTCGGTGCCTATGTAGAGAATCACATCGCCAAGAAGACCGAGAAAGCCATCCGCATGCTGCTCTTCAAGGGTGATCGAGCCTCCGCCACTGCCAAGATCAAGGCTCTGGATGGAGTAGTCAAACTGGCTACCACCGCCACCGACGTCACCAACCTCTCCAAAACCACCTATACCGACTGGGCGAAGCGCTTTGAAGCTGCTCTCCTGGCATTCTCGGATGAGATGCTGGAAGAGCAGGAGAACTTCAAGTTCTACGTCAGTCATAAAGACCTAATCCGTATCCGGGCTGAACTCGCCAAGCGTGAGACCGGAGCCGGAGATCGCCTGCTGCTTGAAGGCGGCAACGTCTCCTTTGCGGGTATTCCCGTAAAGCCCCGTCTCATGGATGCCGACTACATCATCGGCGGTCTACCTAAGTTCATCATTGTCGGCTATCGCACTGATGCCGAACTCAAAGTAGAACACCACGGAAGTGACTGGAAGTACCACTGGTACATCCGTATCCGTCCCGGCATCACCTACATCTCCGGCTTTGTTAAAGTGTTCAAACTCACTACCTAGTTAACAACTTAAAAGATAAGGAGTATCTATGGACTTCATTATTGCCAATCAGGAGTTTCTCCTGGGTCTGATCTCGGCTCTGGTGGTCTGGATCATCTCCAGAACCACCGGGAAGCTGATCGACAAGGCCAAGGTCAACTCGGCTCTGGCTATCATCCTGGACATCATCCAGGACATCAAAATCAACCCTGCCACTAAAGACCTGGACGATTATGCCAAGAAGCAACTGGCTGTGGAGCGAGCAACCCAGTCCCTCCCGGCCAAGCAGACGAATGTCATTCTCAAGGTTTTCGGCACCATCGGAGGAGCCATTGAATATGTGTTCCACAACCGCAAATGGCTCTTTAGCATCGGCAAGGCGATCAAAGGGGTGTTCTGATGCCCAACCCTATCATACCACCCACTTATCCCGCCCCTATGACCGAAGCTGATCTGGGGTTCAGCAAGCTGATGGATGTCTTGATTGCCGATCTCGTTTACTTCGGGATCGGCACCTACGATCAGACCTCCATCGATACGCTGTATGCCACTCAAGGCTCGGTCAAGACGGAACTGACCACCAACTTCGACCTGCTCGGGGAACTGGCTGAGAAGCCCGGTAAGACGGACTCTAAGCTTACCAAGCTCAAGACCCGCAACTATACTATCCCGGGCAAGCGCACCAGCACGGTCGAACTCAACATCTCAGGACTCTCAACCAAGCAGAAGAACTTCCTGGAAAGCACTCTGTTCATGAGCAAGGATACCACCATCGTAGTGGTCTCCAAAGAGTATGACAGAGCTGTGATCTTTACCGGACTCCGCTGGACGGTTGACTGGTCGGGAGAGGCGGATGGCCTCTTCAATGTAGTCATCTCCACCGAGTTCTCCGGAGTAACCTCCAACAAGATCTTCCTGCTCAAGGATATCCCTGCGGGTGTCTGATCTAACAGCACTTCGCAACTACACTCTGAATAAACAAGGAACCAAGATGGATTGCCTGTGTAAACCTGAAATCGCGGGGTCCTCGCAGCACGACTTGTCGGGCTGTGGGGTGCTCAAAGACAAGATAGATTCAGTGCACGAGGAGATCTATGGCAATGGTGACAGCAGCAAGTCACTGGTAACCAGAATGGCGAGAGTGGAGACAAACATGAAGATACTTCTGTCCGTCTCCACCTCCCAGTTCTTCCTGCTGTTGGGCATTGCCCTCAAGATGTTCTTCGGCAACTGAAAAGGACTATTCTATGAAGCGAGAACCCAAACTCAGCTATAGCCAACTGCGGCAAATACTCTGCCTCACGATCTCAAATGCGACCCTGAAAGCCAAGCTGGAGGACTTCCTCTCCGGCCAGGCAGCCAAGGTGAGTGAGGTGGAACTGCTGGAACTGATCAGCCAATCGGAAGCCGATAAAGAGCTGATAAAAATCATCTCAGGAAGAGAACCTGACGAAATGGATGCCCTTGAAGCACTGGAGCATATCTCCGCTTTTTTCGTCTATATCAGAGCCAACAAAGAGAGGTTCGCAAGTTGGCTCGGGAGTTTCGGATTGGCGATAACGGCGTCTCCAAATACCCCTTCGAGAGGTTCGAAATGATCCTGCGTAAACTGGGCTTCACCAACGAGGACTTCAATAACCAGACCTTGCCGGAACTATACCTGCGCTTGTGTCTAACTGATCCTAAAGGAGATGCATAATGGATGCGATCATCGGCTGGATAGGCGGTAAACGCCTCCTGAGAAAGGTTATCGCTCCCTTTGTCCCCAAGGACATCACCGGGTATATCGAACCCTTCGGGGGTGCTGCCTGGATGCTCCTCTACAAAGAGAAGTGGGGAGAGCTGGAGGTCTATAACGATCTCGATAACCGCCTGGTCAATCTGTTCCTGCAGGTGAAGTATCATCCTGATGAGCTGATCAAAGAACTGGACTGGTTAGTTGCCAGCCGTAAGCTCTTTGGCGATATCCTCAAGCAGGAGGGCTTAACCGAGATACAGCGGGCTGCCAGGTTCATGTTTCTGATCACCAGATCTTACGGCAGCAAAGGTGACAGCTTCGGCACCTCTCAGAAGCGTGGCACCTCCAGTATGTATAACCGACTGGAACGCATCAAGGAACTCCACAGACGCCTGGATATGGTAATCATCGAGAACCTCTCTTATGAGCAGGTGATAGAGAAGTATGACACCAAAAGCAACTTCTTCTACTGTGACCCACCTTACATGCTTGGCTATACATACGAGAACTCCAAGCAGTTCAGCCATGAGGAACTCTGCAAGAAGCTAAAAGGCATCAAGGGACGCTTCATCCTCAGCTATGATGATAATTCGGAGGTGCTCAAGCTATACAAGGGCTTTGATATCAAGCATGTCACTCGCACCAAGGGCATCAACCGCAAGGAAGGCAAGAGCGAGTTCAATGAAGTGATCATTGCCAACTTTGACCTCGTGGAAGCCGATCAGGATACTCCCAAACTGAAAGCCAAAACCAGAGACATTAGGGGGCTTTCATGAACAGCATCATCTCCTGGGTAGGCGGCAAGCGACTCTTGAGAAAGAAGATCCTGCCGCTCATCCCCAAGCATGACATTTACTGTGAAGTCTTTGGTGGTGCGGCCTGGATACTATTCGGGAAGAGTGCCAACAAGGAAGACTGGCAGCTTTCCAAAAAGAGTCGCTATACTGAGGTCTATAACGATATCAATGGCGATCTGGTGAACTTCTGGAGATACATAAAACAGCATCCTGAAGCGTTTGTGACGGAGTTGAATCAGTACTTGGTATCCAGAGAGATGTTCGATAACTTCATTAAGCATGAGCCCAGAACCGAGTTGGAGAGAGCGATCAAGTTCTACTACAATCTCGCCTGCAGCTATGGCTCACGATCCAAGAACTTCTGCATTAACCAGGGCTACAATTATATGCCCCTGAGGAATCTGGATAAAGTGAAGGAAGCATCGGAACGTCTGCGTCATGTGATAATCGAAAAGCAGCCCTGGGAGAAGATAGTAGCCCGGTTCGACCACTCCCACACGTTCTTCTATCTGGACCCTCCCTATTATACTAAGGAGTACCTCTACGAACGTGAAGATGCTGACACCTTCAACCAGCATGAAGAGCTGGCCGAAGCAATGAAACAGATTAAGGGCAAGTTCCTGCTATCCTACAACAACGATCCTTACATTAAGCAGATATATAATGGCTGCGTCATTGATGAAGTCGAGACACAGTACACAGTGTCTGGAGCGTTCCAGACTGGAATTGAGCTGCTGATCAGGAATTATTGAGCCGTTTGTATAGTGATAAGCCTTCAGGGTATGTGTAAAACATGATAAAGTGGAAAGTATTCTCATACTTTGAGGCTACCTTGGGTGATTGTTTGGCTGTTGAAAAAGCATCCATGATTTGCTTCAAGAACCCTAATCTGTCTTCATCTTTGGTATATGCATCAAACCACTTCACAACAAGAAAACTACATTTTTCACTTTGTAGTTTGGCTTTATAAGGAATACGAGGGTATCTCACTATGTTGCGCATGCAGAAGTTTATTATCTGTGGTTCGTCTTCGCTAAGAATTGTGCTATTGTACTTGTACTCGGCAGTGGGCGTTAATATTACCCCAAACCAGTCGGTGCTTTCATACCATTCCGAAGCTTCATCTACAGCATTACCCATAACGAGGTTAAGTCTCAAGTCAAACAAATATTCTCCAAAGCTTATTGCCCCGCGAAAGAAGACGTTATTTTTGAGGGAGAATTTGAATATCAGTTTTACAAGATCAATCATGAACATGATCGTTAATCCTTCGAGTTGCTTGTTCTTGTAGATTGTGGAAACGCCAATGAAAATTGTGTCTGAAACAAAGAGCACATCTACGATTACAGAACCATTCAGCTCTTTGAATATAACATCCCTCTGTTTTTTAACGTTTTCCTGCAATTCTCTCCAGAGTCTTGGGAAATCAATTTTCGTTTTTGTAACGAATTCACGATACCCCAAAACATCAAGCATCAGTATGTATCCTGTTTTGTTAGTTATCATAGTAACCTCGTATTTTTTCTACAGGCTAATATTACAAACTGCAACATTCTGTCAATAGCAATGCCCGACCTAACCTTTAAACTCGTTCTCGTCACTAATGATGCCAGTTTCAAGCTTGCGGAGGTCAAGCAAGAGGCGGAGTCCACCCAGTCCGCGGTAGAGAAGCCTGCTGCCGTTAAGATAACTGCGGAACAGGCTCTGGCTACCATTCGTGACGTGAAGATCGCAGTGGATGGAGTCCTGCAGGTGGTGGGCGGTCTGGTCAGATCTATGAACGGTCTGCTCGATGCCTCACTGGGACAAAGACAAGCCATGACTTTGGCTTCGATAGCATTTGGCGAAGCTGCGAGTGAGATGGGCAATTTTGCATCCTCCATGCAGTCTGTGACCAATTTTGAAGATGATAAGCTCTTATCACTGATGTCCAAACTGTCCCAGACCTTCAAACTGAACAAGGATGAGATACAACAGCTTGTTCCTGTTCTACTCGACTTTACAGAAGCCAACAAAGCCACCGGAATGAGCGTGGAGTCTGCCTTTGATCTCATGGGTCGGGCTCTGAATGGGCACACCGAGATGCTGGGCAGATATGGCATTGAGCTGGATGACACCCGTCTGAAGACAGAGGGTGTCTCTTATCTGGTCGAAAAGCTTGGCGAGGACTATGGCGGTACAGCTACTGCTCTGGCTGATCTGAGACTGCAGAATGCCAATGCCTGGGGAGATATCCAGGAGACGGTGGGTGATATGCTTACCACTCTGATCAATCCCCTCCTTAATGGACTGAAACTGCTCATGGATGCCTATAACAGCCTGTCTCCTGTGATGAAGGGTTTCGTAGCTGGTATTGTGATAGCCATCCCCATTATTGGCACTGTCACCACAGCGGTGACCACTCTGACAGCGGCTTATCATGCTCTGCAGATAGCTATGAACCCGGTAGCGGGCATCATCGGCATAGCTGTGGGTGCTTTGTCTGCCTTGGGCTTTGGACTGGCTGCAGCCTCCACCAAGACTGATGAGGTTAGTGTTGCTCAGAGAAGTATGAAAGACGAGATCAAGGATGCCCAGCGGCAGGTATCTGTGGAAGCTGAGAAGTTCAGTTTACTGGCTTCCCGGTTACTTGAACTGCGTTCTGCTACCTCCCTTACAGCTGCAGATAAGCGGGAGATGAAGAATGTCATCAAGTCCTTGAATGACAACTACTCCGAGTATCTGGGCAACATCAATCTGGAGACAGCAGCCTACAATAACCTGGCTACCGCCTTGCATGCCGCTTCTGAAGCATTAGTTCAAAAGAAGATAGCCGAAGTATATGGAGAGAAGTACAATGCCCAGATCAGGAAGGTAGCTGAACTTCAGATCGAGATCGACTCCCAACAGGCCGAGGTAGATAGGGTCCGAGCCCGCAGACAACAGCTCATGAACTCGGTGGATTGGGAGTTCCTTACTAGTGATCAAAACGCTATGGGCTTCAATCCTGCCACCTATTTTGGTAATGATGATGAGTGGCTCAAGTTAGAAAGACGGCTCAACTCTTTTGGGGCCTTAACCGGACAACTGCAGGCTGCCAAGAACGATCTGCAGCAAATAGGTCAAGCTTATCGCCAAGCTATGTTGGATGCTCCCGATCTGAGTTTTCAACCTACTGGTGGTTCTATCAGTGGAAGTGGTAGCACTACACCCAATCAAACCGCTGCCGATGCTGAAGCCAGACGCAAAGAAGCGTTACGCTTGATGGAGGAGCTGGACAGGATGAGACAGACAGAGTCCGCTCGGATAGAAGCCGAATACCAGAGACGACTTGCCCTGATCAGAGAGTTTACCCAAGATGGCAGTGAAGCGGAACATAATGCTATCGAGAACTTAGATGCCTGGAAGACCCAACAGGATAATGAGCTTGCAACTAAAGAGAAAGATGCTGTCCAAGCCAGATACAAGGCTGAGATCGACTACTTCTCCAATCTGGAGAACCTGGGAGTCGATTCCTATGCCGCTCTCAAAGCCAGCATGGAAGAGTATTATGCCTGGGCTCTGCAGAACCTGCCTCAGCAGGAGCAGCAGTTGATCCAGGTTCAGATAGCAGAGATAGATGCCCGGCACGTCAAA